TACGAGACCCCGACGCCCGTGCAGAACGCACGCAGCATGAAACGCATGAAGGCGTCCATGTTTGCATTTGGCCGCGACGGGTTAAAGCCGGTGAACTTCTCACCAGGCTGCAGCTGCTGGAAGGTGCCCGGTTCCATCGACAGTGTCGGTGGCGCCCGATGCTCACCATCATCAATGCCCACGTCATCAGGAACCAGCCCCTCTTCGCTTTCGATGATCCCGACAATCGATGCCGCCGCGCGGGCTGCAACGATCTCGGCCTCCTCATAGCCCTGCATGTCGCGCAAGCGCTTCAGCGTAGCGTGGAACCACGGAACGCCGCGCGTCTGGCCAATGCGGTCAGGGATGTACAGATGCATGATCTCGTCTGCCGGAACGCGGATCAGTGCACTGGCGACGAAGCTGGAGAACTGATAATCACCAGGGTGATGGGGATAGAGCCAGTACGCTACCGGGCGGCCCCACTTATCCTGCTCAACCCCCATGCGGATCATGTTGCCATTTTCTGCGTGAGCGACGCTCCACTGATCAATCAGACGGTCCGCCTCGATCAACTCAAGCGCATACGGGGTGATGCCGGCGCCGAAGGGCTTCCGCACCTTCCGGATCAGCACCTCACCGTTCTCAACCAGCGATCCGATGATCAGGCGTTCCATATCAGCGAGGCAGAGCTTGCCGGCCGGGTCGATCGTATCCTTGTCGGAATATTCCTCGAACTCTTCCTCGATCAGGTCATTCACGGAGGTCAGGAGCTTGCCGCCTGCCGTCTTAACTTGCGACTGCATGCCCACACCAGTACCGATGACGTTATTGACGATCTCCCGAATAGCAGCCTTCGCGTACTCATTATCGCGACACAGCTGGCGCGACCGCGCACGCAGTACCCGCAAGCTCGTGATAATCTCGGTATCCGCAGACGTATTGAGGACGGACCAGTCTGAGTTCAAGCGGCTACGTTCTGCGCCGGCATACATGCGCTTGGCAGATGTCGCCTTGGCTTTGAGATTGCGCTGCGCCTCCCGCTGGGCATTCCACTCGCGCAGAACAACCGAGCCAGGCTGCGAGATTCGACGTTCATCGTAAAATTTCTTCTGCATCAGAACCTCACAAGCAATTTGCGCGGGTTACCCCCGCCGTTTGCAACCGCCGCACGCGCCCGCTCCGAATTAACGCGCCGCTGCCAGAAACCACGTAGCTGCAAAAGTTCCGCCAACGAATGAAACTCGGTCTTTCGGGAGCCGATTTCATAGCTCTTAATCTTGCCGTTCGAGGATTTGAACGATGCCAGCGCGGCCTCACAGTCCGCCAGCGCCTTCTCTGCGAGTGATCGCGCATCGATGCCATCCACAACAGACGCCAGATCCGCCTCGACCACCAGCGTGCCATTCGCAATCGTCACTCGCTCCGAGTCACGAGTCAGATATGCTGCCCAGCGATATGCCCCCGGCTGCAGTACCGCGCTCTGCGCCGTGCCGATTGAGGTTCGCCAACCATCGCCGTCCGCTACCGCAGCGGCCGTAAGCTGCGATGGCCCACGCAGCTCGTAGCGCAACGACCAGGTATCACTGCTATACACAGTCAACGATGCCGGATCGCGGAACGGACTGTCGTGCCAACTGGCCGAATCCCCCGCAATTAACTTCTTGAGATTTTTCATGCTGTCTACCATTTGCTGGCGGAGTACCCGCCGATTCGACTACGTGAACGGCCGCGCTTCTGCGGCACGACCGGAGGAGGGGCTGGCTGTGCTGTCGGATTTTGTGCAGACGTCTGCACTTTTTCACCGCCGCCAGAGTCGTCAGGCTGCGTCGTGGCAGGCGTAGCCTCAGCTGCGAAGATCTGCTTCTGGCGCAGCTGCTCCTCCATGGCATCCCAATGCGCTGGTTTCAGCAAGTGCACCTTGAGCGACATCGACGCGTGCAGGGCATAGACCTCGCAGTCCAGCGCCTCGTTGCGTACACCGGACTTCTTCGCCCAGACTTTGCGATTCTTCACCGTCTTGTGCGGCACCTTGATCTCGCTGGTGATCTGCTCCCAATAGTCAGGCCGCACAGACTTGTACCAGTGATAGCGCCCAGGGCCGGAGCCGGCGAGCTGGAACCGCCCCTCGACGATCAAATCCTTCGCACGATTGGTACCAACGATGTAAGGCCGAACACCCGACGGGTGAGCCTTCTGCTTCTTGTTCAGGTCAATGGATTCCTTCGGCTTCGAGAAGATCTCCCGAACAGCACCGGACTGCTCCGATGCACCCTTGATCGCCATATACCCGCGCGCCTGACGACGGCGTACATAGGCGTACACCGTATCGGTCAGGGCGCCGTCCGACGAGTCGATCGATGCGGCACGGATCGGCAGAACGTGACCACTGACATGTGGGAACCCGCCATCAAGCAGCAGGTCAAGATCCTGCCAAGCGCCCGCATCAGGAACCAGCGTCTGACCGTGGATCTCGCCCCAGTAGACCAGCCACGACTCACTCCCCCGACCCCACGCGCGGACAACCACGGCGAGCCGGTCGTGCTGGACATCGACGCCCGCGCTCAACACCATGCCACCCCACGGCACGGTCTTCTCTTCGTAGTCTTCGGCGCGCTCCGACAGCGTTTCCGCTTTCGCCAGATCGCTCTTGTACTCGTAACTTAAGCCCTCAGAAGAATTGACGAATGCTCGCATCTTCGTATCATCGCCAGTTGCCAACAGCGCCTGAGCCGTCAGATACTTCTCCATCAGAATCTGAAGGGTGCTGCCTGGAAAAGGAGAGTAAAGTTCGTTGATATAAAATCCGGCAATTCCATAGAAATGAGCTGTTGCGACCCATTTCCCCTTCCGTACATTCCGATTCTTTTCAGCATCGGTCCAAGCCTCGCCGCAGTGAGGGCAGATATAACGGGATGTCTCTGGCCTCGTATGCCCGAATACCTCATGACTAAACGTTGGGTCATCGAGCGCCCTGACGTTTTCCCACATCAGGACATGAGACTCACCACAGCCATGACAGGGAACTAAGAACTTTCGCTTATCACTTGCGTCGTAGGCTGCATCGATCCGCGATACACCTTTGATGGTAGGTGTTCCGCCGAAAACAACCTTTCGGCGCTTATATGTTTTCGTTCGCTCTTCAAGCAGTGTGATCGTGTCACCCTGATCCTTGACGTTGTCATTGCAATCATCCGGTTCTTCCACAATTACGCGTGGCGCCGGGGTTGATTTGACCGAGCTTGGGGAATTCGACCCAACCAGCTTTAGGAAGCCATTCGGGAAGCTCTTGAAATCCCAACGGTTATCACTCGACTTGCGCCGATCAAGTTGCAGCTTTTCTGCTACGGCAGGAGTTACCTCGGCCATCGGGGTGAGTTTCTCCTCGTTGAACTCCTTAGCCGCTTTTTCCTTGGCGAACATGACAATCACGGGAGTCGGATCAATGTCGATCGTTTTCCCGATGTAGTTCAAAACGACACCATCAGTCCATGCAACTTGCGCAGACTTCTTAGCGACCACTTTGAATACCTTGGGATCATCTAGCGCCTCGTGCATCCCTGGAATCCAAGGGGTCAGATCTGGGTTGTAGCGTCCAGGTAGAGCAGAAGCCTTTGCCGATAGCCGGCGCTTTTGACGTGCCCAGTCAGTCAGCGGGATCTGCGCTGGTGGCTTGATCGACGACACCAGCCGCCCCAACAGTGCCTGAACTGCTACCGTTGTATCGAGCGAGGTGACGGAGTGCGTCGTTCGTGTAGTCATTGAGCACCTGAATATCGACGTCGATGTCGTGCAACTGATCGAGGTCAGCCTTAAGCTTATCGTCACGGGCCATCAGCTCGGTACGAAACGCCGCCACCATCTGCTGAAGCTCTGGCTCAAGCTGAGCGACGTTGATCAATTCCTTCTTCTTTTCTGCCAGCGTGTACTGCTTCAGCTCACGGTCGACGCGCTCAGTCATGACGCGTTCACGAACTAGGTCGAGCCCATCTTCACTTCGATGGCCTGCCGCTTGGGCGCGAAGTTTGCGTAAATATACGATTCGGATTTCATCGAGCGTCGAGGTTTTCCAGTCGATTTCATTGGACGCGAGGAACTTACTCACCTCGGCCTGTGATAGATCGAGGTGATCCGAAATTTCCCGTTGGGTAACAGACATTTATAGCCCCCTTACATTTTCCAAAACTAGAGAGAAATCGGGGTCGTGGCACCCGCGTGATTCCGACGCCAAAAAGGACCCGCGAAATTTTCAGCGGCCATTCATGTAGTGCCAACCAAAGGCTACGGCAATCCACATCGCACGGCGGCGCGGCGTGTAGCGGCGAGCCACTGTGTAATGGAATGACAGCAGGCGCGGAAGATAGCGAACACGCAGCCACAACATGGCAACACGCAGGCGCACCACAGCCGCATTAACGGGATAGGTTTTTGACTTCATGACGCAAACGCTCCTCGAACTTCTCAGTGATGAACCGCTGCATGGTGGACTGGATGCGCTCATTGGCATACGCACCGCCGACGCTGGGCCCATAGAGCTTCTTGGCCGGCAGTGACTGCCAGCCGCCACGACTGCCGCGCTTGTACTGCTTCTGGCGACGGACAATGATCTTGCCGGCGGTCTTGTCTTCAATGAAGACGCCGCTGGCGCCATTGAGGCGCTGGCCGATGAATGCGCCTTTGATCAGCTTGCGCTGTCCATGAATCTGAACAGTGACGCCAGCCTTAGATTCGCGCGGGTTGAACTCCATCAGGCTTTTCGTTTTCCGCCTGACTTTCAGTGTGGTCACCAGGTTGCTGGAGGACGCTTTGCTCTGACGGAACGCATCCTTGATCTCACTGATCTTGAAGTTGTATCCATCAGCCCGCAGCTCACGCGCACCGGTAGTGATTGCCATCTCACCCACGCGATTTAGCGCACGTGGTATGGCTTTCTCCAGCACACCACTTTTGACCTTGCCTAGATCGGCAACGATGGCATCCATGCCACCACGAACGCTAAACGAAATGGCCATAGCGAGACAGATTACTTAATCGTAGATGGCCGTAGCCGGACGTGTCGCGCTTCGGTAAGGCGAGAAGATCACTGCCGATCCGGACTGGGCCGCGCCACTGGTGAAGTCGATGCCTTCAGCGTATGTAGCAGCAGCGATCACATTACCCATCTTGTCTTGCCAGAAGTTCCGCACCGACGACGTCTGGCCCGCATTGTAGTTCTTCGCTTTCGCCGCAAACGTCCAGTCCAGCCCATCAACCGAGGTCCAGAAGTGATGATAGGGTTCGTTGACCGTTACCGTGCTTTGAGTACGCAATGAACCATAGACGTAGCCGCCCCGAGCGCCCTTATCGATCACAATCGACAGATTGCCCGTTCCCGTATCCGCCATGACGATGTTGGCGCCACCAGGCGTCAGCGATAGCCCGATCGTATCGACATCGAGGACATTGACGAAATAGCGCGTATTACCGTCAATCGAACTCGGCAAGGTCTTGGTCGAAGCCGCATACACAGGCGTACCAGGTAGAAGGCGATGAGACTTGCACTGAACGTTGACCGAGCCAGCCGTGCACAACACCATGCGACGGCGTTCGCGACGCAATGTGAGGCCAATCAATGGCGGAATATCGCCCTGTCGCTCAAAACTGTTGCCGATGGCCTGCCATGCCAGCTTACGGTCAAAGACAACCGCCTTGAAGCCCTCACTCCACGATACAGTCTGTTCGTTGTCGCAGTCAGGCAGGCCAAAGACGCCTTGCTCACTGAATACCAGGTCACCGAAGCGGCACAGCTCTGATCCGTAGATGCAGTTCCAACCCGGTGTTGCAGCAATCTGAGCGAAAGTCGAATTAGGAGCCGGCGGAGCGCTTACACCATCCCAGACGATTACAGCATTCTGGGACGTTGGCGCTACCGGCGCATCGTTATCTCCGGTCATGATGTAAATGAGCCGGGTGTATGGGTCTTGCACAACCGCGTGAATGTGGTTGATCAAATTCACGCCGTTGGTGTTAAAGGTCAACAGCGGCGCAAACGTCAAACCGTCATCAAGCGACTGCCAGAGGCGCACGGCATCGTTAGCACCACCCGCAGTACGCGATGGATTCACGTTGTACTCACCCACCAGCAACTTATAGACATAGGGCGAGCCACGCGGGTCCTGTACTTCCGCCTCGCAGATTGAGCGACTGTGCAGCACGCGCACGGCGCTGGTCATGACGTTACTCACGCCATCACTCGCGCCCAGGTGCAACACTGCCCGGCCATTGGTTCCGTTCGCATCATTGCCCAGCGCATACTTGGTCGCACTGGTTGGCGAAGCGCGCCAGAACATGAAGTTGCCGGTATAGTTTCCTGCCGCACCGCCAGCAACGAGAGTTGCAGCGGCTGGGCCAGCGGAGCCGACAATGATCGCACCGGACTTGAGCTGCTTGGCAATCCGGATCGTCGTTCCACTACCACCCATATTGATCGTGCCGTCAGCAGATTTTGGGCAGTTGGCGCCGTTTGAAATCGCGAAGTCCCAGGTATTAATCGCAGTAACGGTGCCGCCGGCCGGCGCCGTGGTTATGTCGCCATCATAGGCGAACAGCTTCCGCGCACTGTCGCCATTCGGTGCATCGGTGCACAGATATTTCCCGTCGCTCATGTGGCAATACGGCAGCACTGGGATAACTGCCTTGCGGGCCAGCCCTATGTTGTTGGCAATAGCATTTGGAGCCGGGAAGCCTGCTTTCGACAGCAGTTGCTGGATTTCAGGGACATCCATCATACGACCACCCATGCGCTATCACCCATCCACACGCCATTCGTCCAGGTGGAGGTTTTGCGGAACGAGCGACCATTGGCATCGGGGCCATAGGTCACGGTTACGATATTGTTGTTCGCGTCATATGTTGCCGCGCTTGGCAGCGATGCCTTATCGAAGGTGTACTGGCCCGTGCTGTCCGTCACGATATTGGCCGACGCGACGACTTCGGCATAGGTGCCATTCAGCATGTCGCGCATCACCTTGAACGCGCCACTCAAAACAGAAAATTTAATGTCAGCCATAGCCAGCCATCCCCAGAAATAAAAACGCCCGGCGAACCGGGCAAATACAGACGAACACATATCCCCCGCTTTACAGCGGATCGAGACACATCACCACCTTTCGCCGGTTGAAATAAAAAACGCCAGTCGGCAGGCCGAACTGGCGAAAGCGCAGAGAGCGCGACGAGACACAGGAAGCAGAAATGCAAAAAGCCCGCATTTGCGGGCTTTAGTTACAGTTGCTGCGAGAATGACAAAATATTACCTCTACTGGAACACATCGTCAATTCCTTTCGTTACCTAATCACAAGTTCACGTGGACCAGACCAGGTATAGGCTGAGTAGACCATCAGCATCGAATCAATCATCGCATTCACCACAGAGTCACTAATCAAAACAAGTTTTCGGCTCCCATCTTCAATTGTGTATTCAATCGAATCATCGATTAAATTTCCAATGTATAGCGCTTGATTGAAAGACTCGCGCCTATTCTTCATTTTCTTCGATAAAAATCCTTGTAGACGATCTTCTCGATGATGCGCCGAGTTTCTTACTTTTTCACAGTGCGGTGACGCTTCGGAAAAAATTCTTTGCGCCTCGTCCAGTCGTTCTTTGTTCGGACAATCTAACTTCAATTCCACTAGCTTCTTTTCAAAACCATCCAACGCATACAAAAAGCTATGGGCAAAAATATGTACCGATCGACCAACCAATACTCCCGGAACGAGACGTTGCTTCATCACCTCATCCAGCACTGCTATTTCGTTTTTTAGATTTTCCTCAATGTGATCCTCAATGGACCCAAATACGATTTCAGTTGCGTTTTCCGCAGTAATTTTTTTGCGAATATTTTCCCGTTCTTTCGCGTATGGGTCCTCTGCCACCTCGCAACGAGACTGGCTAAACAAAATATATGACATAGCCGCATCGCAAATATCCGACTCCATTCCCAAAATCAGAAGAAATGCATTCACTCCCTGGCTGTCAGCCATATTCCGGATACGGTAGCCTGGCCGAATTAGTTCTCGAAACTTCATAAACTCAGATCCTCCAAATTGACGGAATGTATTTTCTGTTAATTATCAACTTGGGGTGACCCCCTGTCTAGCGAAATGCTCCTCCAATCGCGCCAGTCCACGGGTCTCAAGCTCCTGCAGCTGTGCCTTGATCTTCCGCGTCGCGCGCAGGTACATAGTATGATTGCCGCCGAAGGTCTTCGCCAGGTCGCGCGAACTGATATCGACCATCTTATGGCCGGCGTAGATCCGGCCCAACACAAAGTCCATCGCGAACGGCTTGATCTGAGGATACGATGGCGACAGCCAGTCGCTTAGCCCCTTGATTGCAGCTATGCGTTCCGAAGAGAATGCAAAGCGCGGCCGAACACTCTGCTGACCGTTGCCGTCATTACACATAACGTCCTCGTGCTCCACCGTGCCGAATTTTGCCTGAAGTGCCCACATTTCCGGCGCAGGCAGGCGGCTCTTGAGAGACTGCATCACCATCACGCACTGAGCACGCACATCGGCACCTTGCAGGCCGCCAAAATTAATCGTTTCGCTTTTCTGCCCCCGCAATGCAGTCAACCATGCCGTCTGCCGTGGCGACAGGTAGATCGATTCCATCGCCCGGATCAACGCCTTCCGGAATGGCGAATCCTGCATCGCTGGCTCCGCCATGATCTTATAGGCCACGAATACCGCCTGACCCGCATTCTCAAAAATCGCCTCTTGCTCCCTTACTTCCATCGTCTACTCCCCTTTTGAGTTTGTTCCCGCTTTAGCATTGCCTGGTACTTCGTAATCTCTTCATCTTCCGGGCCGTACTGCCCATCGAGCAGCACCCGCCTCCCGCGCGCGTCCAGTCCGACCCTGATCCCGACGACTGGAGGTGTGCCGACGGCGTGGCCGTTCTCCGTGGCATAGAACACTGGCTCACCACGCATGCCCGCCCGGATCACCGCATTGATGTTGTCCTCACCAAAGGCAGCGCGGAACCGATCTATCAAGTCCGCGACCTGTGGCATCTGGTCACGCATGCTTCCTTTCGCCATTCCTTGCCTCGCTGATTAGTTGCTTTTCAACAAACCGTCCATACCCCCAACTAACCCCCAACATCAACTAACCCTTATTCCTATTGGATTTATTGACAGTATTGAGGGTATGGACACTTAAAATTAAATCGGTTAGAAAATTCATTAATCGCAAAATCACTTGCCTATCCTCGGCTTCCTTACGCGCACGCACGTGTGATATATAAACTGCCAAAACCCTCAATACTGTCCACATCGCCTATACCTAAAGGCTCTATGCATGTGGAGGGTTCGCCGCATGTGGACACTCAACTGTCAACATTGGCCGAATGTCGGCTCCGATATGACTTCAAATCACCCTCAAACAGCGCGCAGGCTGCTTCGGCCCAGTCGCGCAGCGTCTTGCCTTCCGGATGATTCCCCACAAAGAACACCGTTCGCTGCTTCACCTTCTCGCCAAATTCATACGAGACTGGCTGCTTCGAAATGGCATCGCCGGCATACCGCTGAATGGTTGGGCTGAACAGCGTCAGCGACGTGTACTTCGGCTCCCCCGATCTAGCGCACCAGACCTGAAATGCCTCGTACAACTGATTCACGCTGCAGGTGATGAACGGAAGCGGTAGATAGCCGTTCGACCATTCACGATAGAATCGCTCCGCTGGCGCCAGACTCTTCTCGATCAGCCGATCCTTGGCCTCGTTATAAAGTGGCTTCGTGTGCTCATTGAAGTCGCCCATATCCAGCTCATGAAGCAGGAAGTAGTAGAACGCCTCAATCCCGCCCTGGGCAATCTCCTGCGCAACTGACACGTAGAATTCGCGCCCCAGCGCCGGCGGCGTCCACACGACGAGGTAGCGCCGGTCAGTCTTATCGAGAGCCAGCGGCTGCAGCTCGTTTGACAGGAACACGAAGTTCATCTGGTTCGCCTCGCAGTGTTCCGGCATACCCTTGGGATTGACGATCACTGTATCGCCCGCCACCAGATACTTGAGCTTGCCCTTCATCTGCTTCAGCTCGGCCCGCGTGACCACCTCGTCGGCCACCATGAACAGCTTCATGGATGCCCAGTCGTTGAAGTTGGACTCCAGCTGCGCATTGCCGATCACATAGCCGTACTCGCCATAGATCGCCTTGACGACTTTTTCAAAGAAGAAGTTCTTACCGCTACCCTCGTCGCCGTGCATGATGATGGAGGTTTCCATCTTCGCGCCGGGATTGCGCAGCGGGTAGGCCAGCCAGCGCAATATCCACATTTCCATATCCTCGTTGCCATCGCACAGGTGCGAAAGAAGCGTCTGAATCTGGATGCAATTGCCCTTCTTCGGGCGCATCTTCCAACCTGAGAAAAGGTTGACCGTTGCAGTAGGGCCGGAACTGGCAGGGCTGGGCCGCTCAGACGGATCGAAGACAATATTCTTCTTCAGCACCCACTTGCGAGCGTCGCCACCCCAAAACTTCATGACATCACTGTTTTGGACGATTGTTCGCATGGCCGAAATCTTCATCAGCATGCGCTGGCGACAGTCCCACACCAGGTCTTCGCCGTATATCAGGATGAAGTTTTCCAGCACGTCATCGACCTGATCCCAGTGCGCCTGCCCGTACACTTTTTTGGGCTTTTCCTTCTTCTGATTCTTGTCACCCCCGCCCCCCGTAGCCGAAGGCGAGCCGGATACGTCAGCATCTGGTGGCGGCACCGAGTCATAGCGAGCATCAAAGTCGGCCGGCGGCCCATCCTGCGCCTCGCGCAGCGGCTGCTTTTCGCAAGGGGGTGGGGGGGATTCGGAAGACACCAATGATCCTGCAGACTCCGACGCAATAGGCAACGCCTCTGGACCAGAGGGGGAGGGAGAAGCATTAATAGGCTGCTGCGCAGCAAGGATGGCAACCCCGATCTGCGCCGCTACAGCCTCAATCCCTTCCTCTACATGAAGGTCGTTCCAGTCTGTCAGCTTGCGCCCCGCACGATCAGCAAACAATGGGCGCACCATCGAGGCATTGCCCAGCGCGGCGACTGCGGCTGTGCAGGCTGTCACGCCGGCATTGTGGTATTTGTAGGTGCGCCAGGAGCGGCCCTTGCGCACATCGGTTTCCAGATACTGCACGCCGTTGGCATCATCGCGCCACGTAGCGCAAACCTGCACTTCTTCCCCGTCATCGGCCAGCACGGTCTGTTGCGAACCGTCCAGCTGCACAGAGGCGAAAACCTTGAATTCCGAGCGCAAGCGCTCGAAAAAACGCTCAGCTATCAGGTAATCATCGTCAGCGAGAAAAAGCAGATGCGCCGCAGGATACGCAGAGCGCACGGCAGTAGCCACCGGCAGGATGCCACCGGCGTCGAACGCAACGGCAACAGGCAGATCGATGCCAGGGAAGATCGACATGCGAGCGCTGCGGCATGTGGCATAGCCCTCACCTATCGCAATGATCGGTGCACCAACTGGCGCGCCTAGCATGTGATACGCACCGATCTTATCCATGCCCTTGTTGTACAGCTTACCGCCTTCCGCATCGATCTTTTGCAAGCCCACGATCTGGCCAGCGCGCGTCATCGGGATTAGCAGTTCGCCCTTCTCACTGACACGAACCGCCTCTGGCGTCACCTGCTTGCGCTCAAGGTAAGCGTGTACAACGGGATTGTCCGCCGCCTTATTCCACTGGTCGCGAGCGCGGCCAGCAGCCAGGCGCGCAGCTTCCTCGCGCTTATTCGCTTCGGCCCGCTCCGTCGCGCGCATCTTGCGCGATAGCTCCTCGCGGTCAGCATCAGACATCGACTCGTAATCGATCTTGACTGGCACCGTATTGCGTTCCTCACCCACAAAGTGGCCGAACGCGCCAGTGATCGCCTCGCGACCTGACTTGAGCGTCTGCTGGCGCAGGATGTACCAGCACTTATTCTTGGGGCCGAAACGGTGATATTTGCCATCGAGGATAGGATGACCAGCTGGGAGCGACGGCATATCGTTCTCCGCCATCTGCGCCTTGACTTGCTCAACACTGCTCATTCGGCGCTAGCCTCTACGGCAACAACCGAGTGATGCGGCACGTGCTGGCCACCCATGAGGGACGGAATGCGGGCGTAATCAAACGCACCAGGGCGCGATACGACCGGACGCACCATGTGATTTTTAGCCAGAGGGCGAACTGGCGGCGCCGTGCGTGGAGCTGCCACCGACAACGTCACGGCCTGCACTTCAACGCCGCGACCAATCGCCCAACGACCAGCGTTCATGATCATCACGCGGCCACCGGATACGTAGATCATCTTGAGGCGCAAAAGGAACTCCACCACTTCCGCTTCGAAGCGCGTCACGCGCCCCGGTGCGAGATCATTGGCCCACTCTTTGTAATCCATTTCGCCGCCAGCAGCTTCCAGATAATCGAGCGCATCCCACTTACGGGTTCCCCGCGTGACTGCGGGCCGGACACGAGTACCCATCATTTACCCCCTTTGCAGTAGACGCGGAAGATCAGCGCCTGCAGCTCAGAAATGGTCTTGTGCATGGCATCGGCGATTTGGGTCAGATCCGCACGCTCGGTTGGATCGATCTCGTTATCAGACGTCGCTGCCATGAAGTGATGCGAGTACGTACCCAGTTCCTCGTAAAGTTCATGGAACTTACGGTGCACGTCTTCGTTGCCGTCCGTGATCACGTCTGGCAGCTTGACGAAAGTCCCGCCGCTGGCGATAGCAATGGCCTCGGCAAAATGCGTAGTGCCCGACAAGCGCTGCAGCGACAAGCTGTGCTCAGTGGTCAGGGTCTGGCCCTTGACCTCGTAAGCGCGATTGCGCAGCGAATTGACGGACATGCCCATATAGGCCGCCGCCACGTCCCACGAGCCATTAACGGCCGCGATCATTTTCAGATTTGAACCACGGATTTCCATACATTCCTCCCGTTTTATTTGGTTTTAGAAGTAAAAAAAATGAATTACAGTTCAGACAACAAGAAAGGAATACGCTATGAGCATGCTGACGAGCAGCGCGCCAGACTGGCTTATCGAGGCCATTGGCAAGAGACACCTGGTGCTGTACACGTTCGAGAGTCACTGGGTTCTGGTCGAGCCGCATGCCTTTGTCCGCACTCGCGATAACAGGGATGTGGTTTTGGCACGGGAGCCTCTTTCAAATCGGGGCTACTACGCCACACCAGGTCAATGGCGCTTCCTACGACTTGATGCACTGAGTGCCATAAATCGGCCACGACGGTTCGAAAGCGGACTGCAAATCCCGCTCGAGTACGCGTCGAGAATCGCGGCAGTACATCTGCAGGCGAAATAGAGGTGCGTTTTATGAAATATGGACCGCAGTTACATGAATCTGTGCGCACGACGACGGAACACTCGCTGCAGCGCCAAATGGTTTCTGCATGAATTGGGCAGATAGAAAGATGGCCGATCCAGCTGAAACCAGCCGCACGAACCGCCTCGCATTCTTTGCAAAAGCAAAGACGCTCACGGTGGCGCTCGATCAGCTTCGGCCAGCGACTGGGGAACAGCTGATTCAGGACGTTGTGATAATCGCGATGGCACTGCTCCCAGCCAGCGCGCCAGCGGGCCTGCTCTTCCGGAGTGCGCTCAGCCATGGTTAGCCTTCTTGTGCGCCGGCAGATTGAGGATTGCGCGATGATGGCCGTGATCGGGCACAGTAAGCGGCGCACCTACCAGCGATGGGCCAATGGTGGCGCGGCCAATAGGCTCCAACCGCGGCACGATGATGCCCAGCTGCTCGCAGATTTCGGCACGCTTGCGCGCCTCGTGGGCGGCGATGATCCGCTGGACGCTTTCGATGGTAGGCGTCATGCGGCCACCGTTGATCCTGGTGCATCAGTTCCACTAACGCAGCCAGGAGCAAAAGCCTCAGGAAGCAATTCGAATCGTGATACAGCACCGCCTGTTGCGCGCTCAATATCCACACAGCGATTTAGCGGGGCCCTGCCGCGCTCAATCCACTTGTAGACGGCTTGTTGACTAACACCGCAAGCGTTCGCTAGCTGGCCTACACCGCCAGCAGCAACGACTGCCCTTTGAATGGAGGTTTGGGTTGTAGTTTTCATAGCCTGAATTAAAACACAGCTTTATTTTTAATTCAACCTAAGATTGGTTGAATTAGTGCCGTGCCAATTGGATCATTCAGTCATGAGTACAAACGTCGGAAAAATCATCTCAGATCGCCTAAAGGATCTGAAAAAGACGCAGGGATGGCTGGCCGAAAAGACAGGTGTTTCGGTCAATGCCGTCTCCGTATGGACACGCACCGGTAAGATTTCACGAGAAAACGCAGTGAAGGCAGCGGCATATCTAAATTTGACGCTCGACCAACTTCTAGGAACGGAAGACCCACACCTTCAACTCGTACCTAAGACGCAGTCGCGGCTAGAGCGGCTAGACGACATGGAGGATGCCTTGGTCCAGCTCTTTAGGAGTGCAAGCGACTCCGGCCGGACGATGATATTCGCTCAGGCCAAGCTCGTAGCTGAGCAAATGCCGCGCTCAATCCGCAGAACCAACCACGAGTCTTAACCCCCTAAGCCGTTCACCTGGGAAAAGTCGGACATAGTCGTCCGATAGCAATCTCAGCATCCGTCGCGCCTCTGGCGTCATTTGACGCATATTCTTCAATACAGCCATTTCTTCCGGACTGACGCACAAACCTGCGTCAGCTCCACCAGTACTGTCCGGTGCCAACATCTATCTTTGCCTTCCAATTTATAAAGATTGCTGATTACTTACTTAGTTTATTTTGAAAATTTGCAACGTCAAGCGCCCTTCATAAACAGATTTCACCCCGTATATCTCAAACGAATTCTCACCTAATTCTCACATTTCGCATGAAATAACATCAAAATTCAATCTAAGGTTGACTAAAAAATTAATCCTGTGATTTAATCCAAATTCCAACTGGGATTTAGGAGGTCAATCATGGGTCGCAAGGGAAGCGGAAAGTCGAAGCACAAACTCCCCCTGACACTGCCGGTGCAATTCGGCCTGTCTGACGGGAGCAATGCGCATCTGCTGGTAGATGCGCGTGGTGAAGTCTTTGGTAATTTGTTCGGGATCATGCACCACATGAGCGTGGCAGAAGCCCGAGCCAGCAGCCGCAGCACGCGCGGCATCCGCGCCGCCGAATACGTGGTGCACGCAATCAACGCACACGACATTCAGGCCCATGCCCTGAAAAAAATCGCCGCCACCGCAACCAGCAAGCGTATCTCGTCGATAGCCTATGACGCCCTGAAAGCAGCGGGTGAGCTATGAGCTATAAACTGACGATCGTCTACGAAGACGGCAGCGAAGAACGCCGGACCGCAATCGGCAATCTCAACGCAATATGTGATGCAGCCTATGACGCCGGCGCACTGGGCGTCACGGCCATCGCCGTGCAGGTGCGCAAATGACCGCCGCCACCCGCGCACCAGCTGGGCCAGCGAAGAAGCCAACGCCGCCACCAGGTCAAGGCGAGCTGCACGACTCACTGATAGCAGCCAACGAACTGGCCCGCCTCGCGCGCATAGCCGAGTCCACCGGCTGCTCCACCCAAGAACTCGCTACCGAATCCGGTAAAGGGATCGATCTGCCACGTCTGTTCGACGCAATGCGCCGCCGTGGCTACACCGTCGATGACCCGAAGCGTCCCACGCAACAGCTTTACCTCTCACGCGGTCTGGAAGTCTGGACCGTCGACATCAGCATCTGCGGAACCCGCGCCACCATGGCGTTCTATGTCCCGGCTCCGCAGAAAAAATCCACCAACTAACAGGAGTCACCATGGCCAGCAAAAAGAAAGCCGTCGTCGTCGAGACACCGGCCACCGCAAACGTCACCCTATCGGCACCAGCCGGCGGCAAGTATGAGATCGTCACACTCACCTATATTCGCCGCGCACCCAATAACCGCAAGCGCTTCAACGCCGACGCGCTGAACGAACTGGCGGAGAGCATCAAGGCCATGGGTGTGGCCCAGCCGATCCTGCTCCGCCCTGTCACCCCGACCGACGAGCAGCCAGAGAAGTACGAGATCGTGGCCGGTGAGCGCCGCTACCGCGCGTCCATTATCGCCGGCATGCAGGACATCCCTGCCCTGATCCGCGAACTGAGCGACCTCGATGCCGACAAGCTGCGCATTCTGGAAAACCTGCAGCGCGAAGATCCACACCCCATCGAGGAGGCCGAAGGCTATCAGGATCTGATGCTCAAGCACGGCTACAACGCCGACCAGCTTGCCGCTGAGATCAAGAAATCCCGCAGCTATGTTTTCGGCCGCCTGAAGCTGTGCGCGCTGAATAACGACGTACGCGAGAAGTTCGTCGACGGTGCCATCAACGCCAGTATCGCCCTGCTGATCGCTCGTATCCCCATCCCTGCACTGCAGACCCGCGCGCTGCAGGAAGTCACCGAGATCAAGTGGCCAACTAACGAGCCGATGTCCTATCGCAAAGCAGCAGAGCATATCCAGACCAAGTACATGCTGGATCTGGCCGAGTCGCCGTTCGATCTGAAGGATGCGAAGCTGCTGGCCAGCGCTGGCTCCTGCGTAAAATGCCCGAAACGCACGGGCAACCAGCCCGACCTCTATCCCGAAATAAAAAGTGCAGACGTCTGCACTGATCCTGACTGCTATGGCGAGAAGCGCGCAGCGTACTACGCTCATGTCGTGGTAATGGCAAATAAAAAAGGCATCCCAGTTCACGAAGGCGAAGAAGCGCGGGTCATCCGCAGCCAGCAATGGAACCGTCAAGGCGAGCATGTATTGGCTGAGACTGGCCTGATGTACTTCGAGCGTAACGCTCCAGAGACCCGGAACGGCGGCAGTCCTAAGACCCTGCTAAGCGAAGCTGAACTGCCGCCAGTAGCGGCATACGTAAAGGATGCTGACGGCCGAATCGCCCCTCTGTATCGTCGCGATGAAATGCAAGCAGCCCTTGAGAAAAACGGCGCCTGCGAGACACTCAGCGCCTACACGGCTCGCATGAATGCTGACGAAGATGAAGGTGATGACGAAGATGAATCGGGTGCACCACAGTCTAAACATTCAATGTCTGACCGCGAGCGTAAGCATGCGGAACTGAGAGCGCGCGCAGAAGCCGAAACCAAGTACCGCGTCGAACTCTACAAGAAGGTGCGCGCACACGGCACCGCTGGTTTTAGCCTTGAGTCCCTGCGTGAGTTCGTCAAGATGCTAGTCCGCGCCGACTATGGCTTCTCGATCCCCGACGGCCTAATCGGTGATGTGTATCCGTTCCCCGAAGCTACGGATGACGCCGTATGCAACTACATTGACCATGCAACTCTGCCAGAAGTGCAGCTTGTCCTCGTCGACCTAGTCATGGGCGAATGCCTGTCGGTGAGCCCCTATGACATCGAGGATCTGGAGGAACACTTCCACGCAGAAGAGTTCAATGCCCTGCTGGCCATGGCGCGTCACGAAGAGGTTGATCCCGCTGCCGTTCGCGCGCGGCTGGAAGACCAAGCCCCTGCTGCTGACGTAGCTGAGCAAGCGGAGCAGGCGCCTGCACCAGATGGCGAAACTCCACAAGACGCCCCAGCAGCAGACAGCAGCAAAAAAGCGAAGAAGGCCCCCACCGCAGCGCCGCTGGCGGCATGGCCGTTCCCACGCAGCTCCGA